TCAATGACTGCGCTCGGAGAAATTCAATGTTAAGTGCTTTCGGACGCGGGTTCGATTCCCGCCGCCTCCACCAACCTTTCCCCCGTCCAAACTTTCGGGTTTGGACGGGGTGTTTATTTCAAGTGGCTCCTGGGAAGATTTATTCTTCCTGGGGGCCTTTGTTTTTTTGTAGAAGTCATCACGGCTGATAGTTACCGGGTGAGTCATAAGCGGGCTACCATCAGGGTTTGAGTGCCTTTGAACAAATGAATTTCTGAAGTACTTCTCGTATCCGCAAGAAGATTTGTCGCCATTATTGTCATCGTCGCTTGGCCCCGGATCCACCTTCAAAATAACATTGATGTTGTCTTTATTTATAACGACTTCCTGAATGAAAGTCTCGACTACGCTACGAACCTGGTCAAATTTTCCGCTGCTTAAAGCATCCCTGGCTCGCAAAAGGCCCTCTATGATATCGTGACGGCTCATATCTTTTGCGGAATTGGATTGATTTAAGTAGTCGATTCGCGTGTTTATATCGTCGAGTTTTTGTTTCAGCGTGTTTGTTTTTCTTGCAAGTACTTTCTTGTCGATAAGGTCCTCGAAGTATAAGTCGAAGGCCTTGTCGATTTTTTTATTTAAAGAAGTAGCTTCTGATGTAAGCCTCTTCATTTCTGAGTCGAATTTTGAGTTTCTGTCTTCAAGCTTGGTAATTAGATTAAGTGCTAGCTTCATGACAGAAACATCACTGAAGAAGATCTCCTTCAATTTGTCTATGACGAATTCTTCGATGGGAACTTTTCGAACGGCAGTATTTATACACTCGCTCTTTTTCGATGTTCGGCCAACGCATGCATAGGTATAGTAGCGTTTGCCTCCTCGCCCTGGTTTGGCTCCGTTTCCGGAATAAGCATAACCACATTCGCCGCAGCGTATCAAACCGATGAGAAGATATCTGCGGTCATCGGTATCAATTCGTGGTCTCCTGGTTCTCGATTTTATACGATTAGTAACCTTCTCAAAGGATTCCTTGTCGATAATTGATGGCAATGCATCCTCCAAGCGCACCTCTTTGCTGCTACCTTTAGCAAAGATATATGTTCCAATATATTTCTCATTGAGAAGGACATCACGGATAGAGTTCTTCCGGAACGCTCGGCCTGCCTTTGTAGAGAAGCCCATTTCATTGAGTTTTTCGGCTATAAGACCATATCCATGCCCTGTAATGAAAAGTTCGTATATTTTGTGTACAGCTTCAGCCTCCGGTTCTTTAATAACATAGGATCCTTCAGCGTTAACATCGAAGCCAAGGGGTGGCACGCCTCCGTTGTGTTTTGCTTTCAAGGCGTTTTCCTTCATTCCCTTGTGGACCTCACGGGAAAGGTTCTTCGAGTAATACTCGTTCATGCCTTCTAGGACACTTTCAAGGATTATGGATTCTGGAGAATCGTCAAGGCGTTCAAGGATAGAGACAACTCTGACCCCTGCATCCCTGAGCTTTTTCTTATAGATTGCAGAGTCATATCGGTTCCTGGCAAAGCGGTCAAGCTTATGAACAAGTACAACATCGAATTTATCCTTTGATGCATCAGCTATCATGTCCAGAAAACGTGCTCTGTCGTCACTGGTGCCCGAAACAGCCTCATCAATGTACGTGCTCGTCAAAGTATAGCCTTCCTTAGAACAGAAGCATTTAATGGCCCTCAGTTGCGCGTCAATGGATTCTTCGCGTTGGTTGTCAGAAGAATAGCGGCAGTATGCAACTGCACGTATTATTTTTGTCGGATGGTTTTTCATGAAATCGCCTCCTATGAATAATTATAGAACAATTGTTCGATATAAAGCAAATGTATTATATATAAGTGAACTCGTACTAGTAAGAATGTGAATATATTTATATTATAAAATATACCTATAATACGAAAAGAAATGAATGGATACAACGATACGTTCACAATAAATGATAAAACGTACACAAAAACAAGCGAAACGTTCTTGATTATAAGCATAAAGTATATTATAATTTACTCGAGGTGAAAATAATGAAATATTCAATTGAAATTGGAAAAATTATCGAAGGTGCATTCAAACACGATAGCGAAAAAGTTAAAGCCTACAGTAAACAATTAATTAATAAGCTTAAAGAAGATGGTGATATTAGGACAGCGAATAAAATGGATCGGATACTTAAAATGCAGACGGCACATAATCTCACAGCTATGAATGAAAAAATTTTTAAGAATATCCCAGTGGATTCTGAATCAAGAACATTATTAGCCGATATTATATATCCATATGAAATGACAGTGGATGTAGCATTATCAAAAAATAGTAGAGACCAAATCGATGACTTTATATTGAATTACCAAAATGCAGACAAATTGAATGAAGCTGGAATTGGTGTATCCAATACATTGTTGCTATATGGGCCTCCAGGATGTGGGAAAACGAGAAGTGCATATTTAATTGCTGAAAAATTAAATCTCCCGCTAGTGACAGCAAGACTTGATAGCATTATTTCTTCTTACTTAGGAACTACAGCGAAAAACATTAGAACGTTATTTGAGTATATTCAAAAGATGCCATGCGTGTTATTCCTTGATGAATTCGATGCGATTGCAAAAGCTAGAGATGACAGTAATGAATTAGGAGAACTAAAGAGAGTTGTAAACAGTTTGCTTCAGAATATTGACTCTCTAAGTGATGATAGTCTAATGGTGGCAGCTACAAATCATGACCAATTATTGGATAATGCTGTTTGGCGTAGATTTGACTATAAGATTACTATTGAACTACCTGATGTTGAAGCTATAAAAGGGTTGATAGAAATATTTTTAGGGAACACATTTGAATTAGATGAAAAAATAAAATATGAATTGGCCTATGCATTTGAAGGTTTGAGTGGAGCTACTATTGAAGAGATTATTAAAAAGGCAATGCGAAATTCAATAATTCATAATAGAGAATTTTCTTATCGCTTAATCTACAATGAGTTTTTTATTAATAGAAAATTGTTTTCAGACAATGAATTTATTGATAAAAAAATCTTAATTGATAGAGCAAGGTATTTAAGAACATGCAATGAAAAAATTTTTAGTTATTCAAAGATTGGAGATATTTTAGGAGTTTCTAAAAGTCATGTTTCTAACATACTAAAGGGGGATTAAAATATGGGTAAAAGGAATCTACCGATTAAAGTTATTTTGCCAAGAACCAGCGATAATGTTCCAAATAAGGCGGGCGGGAAATTAAAATATTTTGGAGAAGTGACTGGAGAATTACAAAATTCAATAATAGATCAATTCGAAGAAGTATTTAACTATTATGAAGAAGTTTTTATCGAAAGTGAGAACGTACCGGTTGTAGGAAAGATTTATGTTAAAGAGGAGGCCATAGCAAAATCATATAAACCTAATGATTTATGTAGAAATTGCCCGATAATTGGAACTGGTCAATTAGATGAATTGTATGTAAAATTAACGTCGAGGAATATTCATGAAACTATTGAAATTATTAAGACGCTACCATCGCAAAGAGTCAAAGCTAATCTTACAGCATTGCGTGAAGTCAGTCCTTTTGTTCCAGAGGATAAAATTTCAAAACAATTAATTGCAGTAACGGAAAACAATAAATTTTCGGAGGTCAAAGAAAAAATAAAGATAAAGATTTTTGATTTTGATAATGAATACGACAATGAAATAATACATAATTATGTTAAAAATAAGATTCAAGAAATGGAATTGGATTCGGATATTAAATATATTAAGTATGGTGAAAAGATTGAATATATAAAAATAAGGGTTGAATCTGTTGAAGATATAAATAAATTGGCTAAAGTTAATGGCATTAAAACAATCGATTTTTTTCAAGAATATTCAATGCCAATAAATAGTCAAAACGGAACTGATTTTGGGCGCGTTGAGGAAAGAGAGTTTCAACAAAGTGATGAAATTATTGGGATAATTGATGGGGGAATTAGTCCAAGTAATAAATATTTAAACCCTTACATAGTGGCGAGAGAAACTTATGTTCCTTCTGAATACCAGAATCATAGTCATGGTACTTTTATTGCGTCTACAATTCAGTATGGGGATTATTTAAATGGCATAAGTGGAAATAATAAAAGTTTTAATTTCCTAGATGTAGTAGCTATTCCAAACAGTGATCCGAAAATTGGTCCAGTGGACAGTATTGGTGAAATTCAGCTTATGGAAATAATTGAAGACGTTATGGGGAAATATTCGAAAAAGGTAAAGATATGGAATATTTCACTAGGCATGCAATCAATTGTGAGTGATGGAAAAACAATGTCTGACTTAGGAGTTTTCTTAGATTATATTCAGCACGAATATGATGTGCAGTTTATCGTTTCTAGCGGGAATATTGAAAAACCACCACTGAGAACTTGGCCTCCACAAGAGAATTATGGAGAGCATGATAGAATAATTTCACCGGCTGATTCTGTTAGGGCAATTACTGTTGGATCCCTAGCATATAGAGATTCTGATATCTCAATAGTGAATAAAGATGAACCTTCACCGTTTAGCAGAAGAGGCCCTGGTGTTAATTTCATTGTCAAACCAGATTTAGTTGATTATGGCGGGAATATTGATTGTAAATATTGTGTAAATGGACTTGGGATGATAGGAATGGATATCCATGGAAATGCGGTAGAAGGGATAGGAACTAGTTATTCTGCTCCACGTGTGGCAAGGAAAGTTGCTTGCATTCATGATGAACTAGTCGAAAAAAATAAATTGTTGGCAAAGGCTTTAACTATTCATTCAGCTAGATTGAAATCAAGAGAATTAATTAACAGCGATAACGATTTAGTTAAGTATTATGGTTTTGGTATGCCCTCGATTGATTCCAATGAGTGTTTAAAATGTAATAGTAGTGAAGTGACCATGATTTTTAAGCAGAAGCTTGTACATGGTACGCATCTTGAAATGTATTCATTCCCATACCCTAAATCGCTGATTAAAAATGGCAAGTACATAGGGGAAATATGTATGACATTGGCTTATGATCCTTTATTAGATGAACGATATGGACAAGAATATTGTAGAGCAAATATTGATGCTTCATTTGGTACATATAATTTAACAGAAAAAGGAATTGATTTTCATGGGCAAGTGCCAGTGGAAAAAACATGGGATGGGAATTTTGAAAAAGCCAAAGTAGAAAATGGCTTTAAATGGAGTCCTATTAAATCATATTATAGAAAGTTACCAAGAGGTATTAATGTATCGGATGGTTGGAAACTTCGCCTTGATATGTACGCTAGAAATGGCACGTTTATTGAAGAAATGGAATTTGTGCTTATTGTGACAATAAAAGATCCTAATAATAATGATATATATTCGGAAATAATAAATGGATTAAGAGAAAATGGTTATATTACAAATAATTTAGAATTAAGACACCAAATAAGACCACGGATATAGTCGTGATGATATATTTATAAATTTTTGTATAGACACACATTCGGAAAACTTGACAGCACCAAAGCAAGATTGTCATTGACTTGAATTACAGAATTCTTCAATGATAAAAATCGCAGTTTTTCATGAAGAATTTTTTTAGAGACATGCAGCCTTTTAGAAACATCATTCAGTGTATCGGTAGAATTCTTTATACATGAAATTAGTTCTTCCGTGGGTACAAGTGTATCGCAAGTCCAACGGAGAGCATCCTCTTCGATTTTACTGAGATGAATTCGATTAGCAATGTGATATAAAGGTCCTACAAAGTCTCCAACAGATGTAAAATGATGACCAAGTTCTTCGGCGAGGACTATCATAAGCTGGTCCTCGTCGTTTTGTATTTTTGAGTTGATTCCTATTATAGGCCCGGTTTCTTTGGAGGAAAAGTAAACACCAAAAATAGGATCCACTAAAGGGAAATAGTTGATTGTAATGTTTTCTACATCTGCAATATCGTATAGTTGTTTGAGTTTTGGATTCAATGGTTTCACCTTGTTAGAGTAGTTATGAAATCTACAATTATTAATAATTCTTTCTAAAATCTTTGATTAAGTAAATTATTATTTGATTTGAGGTTGATTAATTCTTTGTTGTAAGCTTGATATTTTTTCTTCCAATCTACTAATCTCATCTTTTTGATAAGAATCATCAATATCATCCTTTTTCAAAAAATATAAAGCTTCTAAGTACTGATCAATAGCTTTTTTATCTTGTTCCTTGAATTCGTATTTGTCAGCTTTATCAATAATGCAGGTATATTGAGTTTTATGTATGAGCGTATTCATCGTATTTTCATATTTATCAAAATATTCTATATGACCAAAGTTGTTTTTATATTCGCTAATTTTTGTAAAGCATTTTGTCAGAGGACCAATTTTTCCGGCTGGCGTTGTTGCGATTTTTGATTTTTGGACAGCTTTTTCAATTTGAGATTCGATTTCTTTGATAGTGCATTCATCTTTATCATCAATAACCATTTGCATAAGAATTGAAGGTAATGGGTTAGTTATTGGAATACCTACTTTTTCATATTTGAGCAATTCCTCAGCATTACTATTAACAACATCGAGTCGGCTGTTTATAGTTTCATATTTTTTTGAAGTACCAACTATTTTTGATGATTCTGTAATTACCCTTAATCGCGATTGGGCTTCCATAGTAATTCCAGGGGCGCAATTTTTGCACACACCCATTTCATTTATTCCTACAAAAAATCCTTTTCTCCCACACCATTTACATTCACTCATTTAGAATCCACGCTCCTTATTATTTTTTTCCATATTTGTGTTTTAGGAACTCGATGTAATCTGCGAGTTCTTTTTGTGCTTCTGGAGGAAGGTTTTCGTCATAACCATCGGCTCTATGTAGAGCAGCAGTGGTAGGAGCAGGCGCCTTTATATTGGATTTACCAAGGAGGTAATCAGTGGATACATTGAAAAAATCCGCGAATTTAAGAAGTGTTTCATGGTCGGGTTCTTTTCTTTCGGTTTCATAGCCTGCAATAGTTGAGCGGCTTATCGATAATCTTTGTCCAAGCTCTTCTTGAGTAAGTCCAAGTTCTTTTCTGAGAAATTTAACACTGTTTGCGAAAGACATAATTTACCACTCCTTTATAATAACAGTTTATGCGAAAATGTCCCTGTTATAAACATAAATCGTGATAATATCCCGAAAAGAAACATTTATATTGACAATGTTTCCATAAGGGACTAATATAAATATAAAGAGTTTCCAAAGGGGACAATGGAGGTGGCTATATGAGACATAATTTAAAGGAATCAAGAGAAAAACATGGATTTACTCAAGCGGAAATGGCTATGAAGCTTGGAATAGCACGAACAACATATACGAATATTGAACTAGGGACAAAAGATCCTTCTTTTAGATTAGCATTTCGTATTAAAAAACTTCTGAAGGCAGAAGATGAAATTTTTTTATCTATTAATGTCCCAGATGGAAACAATAAGCGAACTTGAAATTATATTGAATAGGAGGAGGAATCATGAAACGAGACATTATTGTGATTTATAAACCGCAACCCATCGATTATGAACCGCTTATTTGCAGTTTTGCAGATTGTATTCAGGATCAGCTTGAAAGAGGCATAAAACCGAAGGATCTATTCAAGGAATGGGAGATGAATGAACCGGTGTATAGAGAGTAGGTGAGGCACATGGAAAGGACGGAGCGACGGTTCTTGGTAACAATTCTTGAAGAAGATGTAGGCGAGAGGTACAAGGAAGACTTGCAGGGCTATGTAGGCATGGCAATAACTGAGGCCTTGGCAATTGAAATAGATGTCAGCTTCGGTGTTGAAGAGGTTGATTGAGAGGGGGGAGTAAGCGTGGGAAGTAATGCAGAAAAACTTGTAATACTGGCAAGAAGACATCCGTGCCTTGATATTGTACCAATGGTATATTCGGATGCTGTACAAGGTGACGATTGGGCATGGTGGTTATGCAGCTTTGGAGATGTATCGGTGCAGGAGTTTGCGTGCAGCGAAGATAGAGTTTATATAAAGTCGAGAGATTTTGAAGACGCCGTGCAAGATATTTTGAACGGTTTCGACGAAGATGATAAAAAATACAAAGGCAAAGATGATAACGAATTGTACAAAATGGCTGAAACAGAAGCCAAAAGCCTTAAGTGGAAAAAAGCAATTATTGTGTTTGTTGAGTCGCTGTAGAGAGGGGGAAACATGAAAAAGCATAGGATTGGGCTACTTATTATTATGATTGCCATTTCGGTGGTCATGGGGGGATTGATTGCTTATGCGCAGACAGAAGCACGAGAGGAGTTATGTGGATACGATAACGGATCAGGCGGAAAGAATTATAGAACTGGAAGAGCGCTTAGCAAAGTTGAAATTGCGGAATATAACGCTTCAGCTCCAAAAGGCAAATTTGCTGAGGCAACATGCGAAAGACCTTATGTTCCATCGGATAGCGTTCTTAGTACTTTTCATGGTTTCGGCGGGGAGTCTCTTGGCCATTTTAAAATAACTGCGTATACTGCGGGCTTTGAGAGTTGCGGAAAGCCTCCAGATGATCCGCTTTATGGAATTACTGCAATGGGCACGCGTGTAAAAGAGAATTATACAATTGCAAGCGACTGGGACTTTCTGCCGCCAGGAACAAAGGTGGCCATAGAAGGTATTCCACACATATTCACTGTTGAAGACCGCGGGGGAGCGGTTAGAGGCAAGCATATAGATATTTACATAGAAGATTTAGACGAAGCTCTTAAGTGGGGCGTAAGAGATCGGGAGGTGTGGCTGATAAATGAGTGAGAAACTGTTCATTATCGCAACGCTTAGGCACGAGTCATTATTCGGAGAAAACTGGGCAATGTTTTGGGCTAAAGACGGAAGCGGGTATACTGCGGATCCCTATACAGCTCAAAGATACAAAGAGTCTGAGATAGGACCATATGGTAAAGACAGTCGAAACGATGCCGGAGATATTCCATTGCCCGTAGAAGCGCTTGACATTTCACCGGAATACCGGGACCAGGAAGCTGGCGTAATAAGGTTAATGGAAAAAGGTTACATCAATAAAAAATTCAAATCTATCTATTTTCATAATAATGATAGCGATTAAGAAATTTGGAGGTGCTTAAAAATGAGTGAGAAAGACGGGTGATGGAATGGGCGATGTAGAGTGCATCAAGACAAATTATTACGCTTTGGCAATTGCAGCAATTGTACCAGAGGTGGTTTCACAGGAAATAGCGTTTGGATATATCGAGAATGGCAAAAGAAGCTATTCGATTTATTCAGATGAAGATACTGAGGATATGTTGGCGATGCGCCGGCAAGGGATGAAGCTGAAAGAGATAGGCGCTATGTATGGAATAAGTGAAGCTGTTATTTGCCATAGGATTAAAAAACTTCTCAAAAAAGGCGGGGGAGGAACCTACGCAAAGATTCCTCCTGGTAAAGCAGTATAACGATAGGATTGGGCTGTCTATATTTATATTCTACAAAACGCCTTGGAATATGTACCGGACGGATTATGACAATTTGTATTGAAAGGTGGAGGATTTATGACAGGTCGGAATAATAAGGCGAGGTCAGACAAATGGAGGTGAATAGCGTGTGTTTTGTAGAGTCTGTGAAGGCAATCCGGGAGAGTAGGGGATTAAGCCAAGCGGCTCTGGCAAGCAGTGTTGGTGTTACGCAAGCTGCAATAAGCAAGTATGAAAAAAAGGGAAGGCCTATACCGGAGGACGTGGCCATAAGAATGACGGAGGTCTTAAAGAGCCCAAGGCTGCATGCGGAATACTTATATGAGAATAGAATGGAATTTTTCAATAGCCCTCTGCTTAACAATGTGGACGATCACCTGGTACTGGTACTTGATGTGTTGGTGGATGAGCTGACGGAAGCAAAGGAAGCGGCTATAGAAAACGCAAGGCTTCTTAGGAACAAACGGAAGGATGCGGACATTGACAGGCATTCGTGGCAAAGGATTATTGAGAACGAGATGCAAATATTAGACCTTTACGCGAATATTAAGCTGCATCTTATACGAATGGATGAAACATTTGAAAACTTCTCAATAAGGGAGCTTGAGCAGAGGCACAAGGGCAAGCTTAAGATGAAGAAGTATATAAAATAGGAGGGCTGACATGGAAAGAGTTATTGAAAGGCTGGAACTGGACAGAGACTTGCTTCATGGTGAAACGAAAAGGCTTGAAGTAGATGTATATAGCATTGGTATGAATATGGGGGCAAGAAGGGAATATGTGACAAGCCTGAAGCGTGAAATTAAGAATTTAGGGAAGACATACCAAACGCTGCTGAATCTTTCGAAAAAGATACCGGGGCTAAAGCCTGCGTTGGAACCGGTTCAGGATCATATTATTATGAAGCGCAGGATTATATCGGCGCAAGAGGACGAGATTGATATCCTCGTGCGAAGTTACAGAGATAAGAACGTTCTCTTAAAGGATATGAGAAGAGATCAAGAAAGCATTCAGTTGTATCTTGATTCAAGGGATTATTGCCAAGAGAAGGGCCTAGAATATGACATATCCGATGAAAAGGTCTTTATTTGTGAAGTGGATATGGAAGCGGATAATGAAAAAAGCCCTATTCAGCGAGTGGGCTAAAGGGGCTTTTTAGATAAAGATTGTCGTTAAATGAAGTATAACATATTATAGTGTAGTTTATAAAAATTTGGTGGAGCTTTTGCTCATTGGGTGGCCGGCGAATGGTCGGTCTCCCTCCCCCTAAATTAAAAGGATGGTGGCGCGGGTGGCAATATTTCGAAGTGTTCAAATTTCATTTTGGCAGGACAGTTTTGTGTTGGATCTGACTCCGGAAGAGAAGTTTTTCTATATATACCTTTTGACAAATTCAAAAACGAGCCAATGTGGCATCTACGAGCTTCCCAAAAAGATTGTGGAAATAGAAACGGGATACAACAGGGACACCGTTACGAAGCTCCTGCGCAAGTTTATAAATTTTGGCAAGATTGAATACAACGAGGAGACTCATGAAATTTATATTATTAATTGGATCAAGTACAATCCTTCAAAGAATCCCAATGTGCAGAAGTGCGTTGATAAGGAGCTGGCTTGCGTAAAGTGCCGGGCTTTTGTGGAAGATTATGAAGAAAACTGTAAACGGCTTGCGAACGGCTTACAAGGGGTTACCAAGCAGTATGCAAGGGGCTTGCGAACAGCTACCAAGAAAGAAGAAGAACAACAAGAACAACAAGAAGAACAACAAGAAACAATAGCTGAAGCTACGGAACCGGATACGACTGAACCTGTGGATAACTTTGAAGATGGAAAACCAAAAGATGCCGGTCAAGGACCGGAAGCCGTTCCCTATCAAAAAATAAAAGACGAGTGGAACAGGATTTGCACGGGCTATCCCCCAGTGAAACAGATAACCAGGAAGCGGAAGGTTCACATCAAGGCTAGGTGGAAGCAATTTGGCAAAGACATGGCCATGTTTACCAATGCCTTCGGGAAGCTTCAGAGCAGCAGTTTCTGCAAGGGTGAGAATGACCGGGGGTGGACAGCGTCTTTCGACTGGCTAATGGGCGATGATACAAACATGGTGAAGGTCCTTGAGGACAAGTACAAGAACAAGGAAAGCCCAAAAGTTCAGCAGCGGAAGCCGAATGCTTTTCATAATTTCAAGCAGGCTCCGCCCGAGTATTCCGAAAAGGAATTGACCAAAATTCTTAAAGAAATCAACAATCTTCAGTGACTAAGGAGGCTTGATTATGAATCAACTAAAGGGTCAAGTGAGCATTGAGAATGTGTTGCTTCGCGAGGAAGAAAACCCGGAGAAGCCGTCTTGGGTGATTATTGGAAACAGTAGGTATCTATGGTGCCCGGTCTGCAAGGATGTAACTGAATTTAAGATGGATCATAAGCTTGGAGTGCCGCGGTGCGAAGGCTGCGGAATGAGTATGAGGGATTTTCATGTAAGGCAGAAGAATAGGTTATTCACTAAGGAGGCGCTGAAGGGTGTTTGAGTTTGTGTATAGGTTGAAAACGGGGATAGTGGGATGACGAAAGAGCAATACGAGAAGGAAAGGAAGCGGTTGGTAACTCTTGCTGATATGGCGAACAATACGGCGGCAAGGATGCAGTTTCAAAGCAGGGTCGGTGACTTGGACGCAAGGTATGCGATGCAGTGCTTGAAAACTTTTGAGAGGGGTGGGATGTGCAATGGAAGATAAAAGACCAAGGTACGAGATAGTATGTCCAAAGTGTGGCAAGGTTCAATATGCTTGTAAATCCATATTACAAGAGGGTTTCGGAATGGACGAATTCGGAGCAGGAACTTGCATAGAGTGTGGATTATTTATGAGTTTAAAGTTTGATCGAGAGACAGAGACAATGACGGCAAGCGAGATGCAGAGAGCGGCAGGGATTTGATGACAACAATAGGACTTGCGAATGGTATTTTTGTTGGAATGTTTTTTACAATGGTTGTTGTAGTTATTGCAATAGAAAAGCATTTGCCGTAGAGATTAGGGCGGGAGGAGTAGTATGGCGAAAAAGATGAAGAAGGAAATGCTGAAGGATAGGTTGCACGAGTACATAGATTCTGTCTTGGATATGGCGGATCATCAGGGCAAGCTTGATCATTTTAATATAGAAATCAGCAATCACAATGGAAGTCTTCAGATGGATAATACCATGAGGGATAGGGAAAAGGCGTATTGATAGAGGAACACCTCTTGCAATTGTAGAATATGTAAAGTGGAGGTGAGGGTATGGACTACAATTGGTTTTTTAGCGCATTAGCACAATCTGTTGCGACAATAGTTGGTATATTTGGAGCTTATCTGATAACTAAAATAATTAGTAGAGATGCTCAATTCGAACAATTAACAAATGATTTGGAAGAAATGAAACTTTTAGTAAAAAATCAAATTAGACGAGTGGAGAGTATTGAATTTGACGAGTATAATAGGCAAACAAAATATTTTGTAGCAAAATCAGAATTTTTCGTTATCGCAATGAGTAGTATGAATATAACTAAAATTGAAGAAGTAGATGAATTCATTTTTGCAGTTGGTTTAAGTATGTTTGTTGAAAGAAAAGAAAATAGAGATTTTACTGAGATGGCATATGTTTTTTTAACGAAAGAAAGGAAAAAGGAGATTGCAACAGGAAAATACTCAGGTAATGATAAGTTACCAATTCAAGAGAATTTCATAAATAAATATTTTGGACGTAGAGAAGTTAATGTACCGTTATATCGCAAGCTAAAAAGCGGGATTATTAATGAATTGCTTGCTACTATGTCAATGGCTGAAAAAAGTAATCAAATAAAAAGAAGAGCAAAAACTTTTCCTTTAGAGAAGAAATTAATTAACTTGGCACTGATATTCTCGGGTCTGTTTTTTTTCGTTGGAGTTGCTTATCCACTCGGTATGTTGCCTTTAGATGGGAATATGGTATATGAATGGTGGACAGGTAAGATTATCATTTTATCAATTGTTTGTATTTTGTATTTCATTTTTCTATTAGTGTTTTATTTGAAAAACAATAAACAAAATATTAGTGATGAAAATATGGATTGGGTAGACACGTATTCGAAATATGAGAATTATTCACCATACTATGAAATTTATAAGAAGCATATAGAAAATTTTGAAAAGAATGGGTCTATAATAAAAGAGGGGGATATTAATAACTCTTTCTATTGATAGAGGAAATAATGAAAACAATAATCCTACTGGACATCCAGCGGACGCATGATCGGAAGAAATTCCGGCTGTGTCCGCTTTTATTATGCATAGATATGCAAGAATTCAGGGCCTGAAAATGGGCTTTGAAAAAGGGTTTTAAAACTATTTATTTAAATTGGCGGGCTACAAGTATTGAAATCACTAAGGCAGGGGCAAGTTGCCCAAGTAGAACATAAGGTAAGTTATGTAATAGGGGGGTTGAAGGGCTGTATGCGTTCAAATTTCAACGATTACACGGAATTATTTGCAAAATATATGCGTTCTGAAAAACGGAGTGAAAACACCATAAAGTGTTACCTTGGAGACCTGCGGCAAGTGGGGAAGCTTGCATCTTTATACAATGCGAATATTGAGGACATAGACCAGACAATTATCGAGAAAATCAAGGGTGAATTCTTTGGCCGTGGACTGTCGGTGAAGACGGTAAATCGCAAATTGATTAGCATCAACCGGTACCTCCAGTATGTCACTCACAATTCAGATATACCTGTCCGGACCGATATCAAAATTGAGTTCGCTAAGTTCCAGCACCAGGAGTACCTAGAGGACATGATGACCGTGGCGGACTTCAAAAGGTTGGTTAGATTTGCCGAGCGGGAGAATGATTATCGAGCGATTGGCGTATTTTATACATTGTTCATGACGGGAATGAGAGTATCGGAGATGCTGCAGCTGCGGCTCGAGGATGTTAAGGAAAACATTGTCTCGGTTAAAGGTAAGGGAACGAAGTACAGGAATGTATTTATCCCTATCAAGCTCAAGAAATATTGGGCCCGGTATCTTCGAATCAGAGATAACACGGATGACGAGGCACTTTTTACCGGTCCTTGTGGTCCCATGAACAGGCAGACGGTTCATCGGATAATTAAGAAATATGCTGGCAGGGCCAGGGTGAAATTGAAGAAGGCCCATGCTCACAATTTCCGGCACCTCTTCGCGCTGGAGATGCTCCGGAACGGACTTTCAATCAGTGAAGTGGCGGATCTTCTTGGTCATTCAGATATCAATATTACAAGGATCTATACAAGGAAGACAAAGAAGCAGCTGCTTAAAGCAATAAACAAAATGTAGGAGGGATAGCGATGAATATATATTTAGCAGGGAAAATGGCAGGGCTGTCATATGAAGAAATGAACGAATGGAGAATAAAAGCGAAGACATGGCTAAAGGATGCAGGCTTCGGGATACTCAATCCTGTGGAATCGGGAATCAGCGAGGAGTCGAGTACGAAGGAAATAGTAATGAACAACAAGGCGATGATTATGAAGAGCGATATCATCCTGGCGGAGTTCAATAATGAGGATGTAAGCTTCGGAACAATTGGAGAGGTCGTTTTTTCAAGTGGGCACCAGAAACCGGTTATAACTTGGGGAAGTCATCCGATAGAAAATCCGTGGATACAGGAGCATGTGGTTAAGCATTTCGATGAACTAGAGGAAGCAGTGGCATACTTGATAAGTTGCTATTTTTTCTGAAGAGGAGGGGCGGGAATGAATTGTATAAAAGAGGCTGAAGAGCTGTTGTTGAACTATAGAGATATGAAGTACAGCATCAAGCGAATGGAACGAGAGATAGAACGCCTGGCAAATGGGCCAAAAGATATCGAGGCCATTCAGTATGATAAGCCGGGCAGCAAGAAGTATTACAACCAGGATGAAACCTTGAATTGTCTTTATAAAATCAAGAAACTGTCCGATATGAAAAAGAAGACTGAAGAAAGAATCCAAGAGATTAATCAAGTATTGGATGATATGGATAAAGATCCGGATTGTGATTTCTTCAAGGAAGTGCTGGTAATGTGGTACATTGAGAAATTGTCTAAGGATATGATAGCAGATGAGATAGGATATTCGAGCAGGAAGAGTGTTTACTTATTGAGAAAAAAAGCGGTAAAGAAGTTTTCAACGATGGTATTTGGTTTAAATGAGTATCTTTTTGAATGATTAAGATCTGTTTACATTTTATTGAAATAATTAAAAACTATTGCAGGAATTAAGAAATTTTTATAGAATAGAAGAAGTGACTAAGATTTGTGGCCACAATTGGGCCACAAATGGTATATTAGAAGATGTTAAACTAAGCATTTGCATATAGTATTTGTGGGTACAAAATTTGCATATGATTTATTATTATTGGGTATTTAATACTAACTATAAAAGGGATATTAATGGGTAGTAATATGCTATTAGAGAAATCATTGGAAAACAAAAATACAGCTGATTGGGCAGAAAAACAAGAGTATTATGATGTGGCAATTAGTAGATTGTATTATTCTATGTATCAAAAAATCATTTCGATTGCTAACAAAAGAGAGTATAAAATTGTTAAGAAAAAAGGAAAGGGTTCTCATTATCATTTCATAAATGATTTTATAATAAAAGCAAAAGAAGAATCAGTTGTTGAACCAACTGATTGTATATATTTATATAAGATTAATGCGCTTCGTGAACTTAGAAATACTTCTGATTATGATAATGTAAAGATTGAAGATGAAGATGAATTTAAGATGAATTTTAAATCTTATTATATAAAAATAGATCAAGTGCTATGTAGGTTGATATAGGGAGGATATTATTTATGAATAATCAAGAAAAACAGAAAATAATAGTCGAATTTTTACACATAATCAGAAAAGAATATAGCGAGATATATATTAATTATTACTATAATGTTGAGGCAGATCAATTTTTTATTTATCATGATGATTATAATCTTCAATTTGATAATGAAAAGTTTAATATTTTAATATATGAATTGATTGAAGAAATGTTTTATGGAAACGATTTTGTTAATTTTTCTTTTGGCTTTGATGGATTAAAAGTAAAAGAAGATCACAAAAGGATATTTGATTCATTGAAAAATTATACTTTTGAAGATATCGAAATAAAGACTGGAAATCTCACAATAAAGAACTGCAAAGAAGATGAAACTAGTACAATGAGTGAAAATGTGTATAATGAAAATCAAAAGTGCAGTGAAATTAAACATTGGAATATCAGTGATTTTAGTTTCAATGGGGGGTGCCTTGCAGCGTAATGGATAAGGATAAGCAACCGGGGATTAAATTTGAAAATGTTGTATTAATTGAAGAAAAATTTTGGAGAGATTATGATGTAAAGAGCACATGCGAAACAGATATTTCGTTTGAATTATCGAAAAACACTCAAAACAATAAACATTTTACAAAAATCAAGACAGAATTTGTATGTATTGATAATGAGAAAGAAGTTCTTAATTTAAGCTGTGTTTTCGTTGGAATTTTTTCGGAAGAAGAAGGTAATGAAAATTTAAATATCGAAGAATATATTAATGAGTTTTCGGCAGCTTTAATGTTTCCATACATACGAGAACATCTTTACACTGTGACTAGTAAAGCAGGAATTAAACCGTTAAGATTGCCACCAATGAATATTCTCGCTTTATTGAAGAAAAACGAAGAGAAAAAAGAGAAGGTCGAAGAATTATAAAATTACACAAACAGGGTACACTTTTATAATTATGACATGTTAACATGTCATTGAGAGCAGTGTCTCAGCAGACAAATCTTAGTTCGGGAGCAAGCATCCAATAGGGTGCTTGTTTTATTTTATCCAGAACATCTTGTTTTGAGGAAGTGATCGCATGGCAAAAAGCAAGTGGCCGCAGGTCAAAGAAAAATTAATCTTAGTCGAAAAGTGGTGCCGTGATGGTTTGGATGAAGAACAGGTTGCCAAAAATCTCGGAATTTCGAGGAGCACTCTCGAAGTATACAAGAAAAAGTATCCGGACATTATGGACGCCCTAAAAAAGGGGAAGGAACCGTTCATAACGGAAGTCGAGAATGCATTGGCAAAAAGAGCTCTTGGTTTTGAATGGGAACAGATAAAGACTTATATAAGAGTTGAAGAGGGCAAGGAAGTTAAGTACCAGGAAAGAGTCACGAAATACTGTCCGCCGGATGTGGCAGCCTGCTTTATCCTCCTTAAGAACAAGGACAAGAAGGGGAACCAGGGCGAAGGTTGGGCGAATAATCCTGTGAAGTTGAATCTTGATAGAGAATTGCTGGATTTCAAAAAAGAAATGGAGCGATTAAAACTGTTTTAACAATAAGAGAAATAGACATAGATGAGATATTGCCATACGACAACAATCCAAGAATAAATGACGGTGCGGTAGAAAACGTTCTCAAGTCAATAAGTGAATTTGGGTTCAAGGTACCAATAGTACTAGATAAGGATTATGTGATTGTTACAGGGCATGTGAGGTACAAGGCTGCTAGACAGATGGGGCTTAAAAAGGTTCCATGCATTGTTGCAAGCGACCTGACAGAAGAGCAGATTAAGGCATATAGACTGGCAGACAATAAGACGGCTGAGTACGCCGAGTGGGATATGGAGAAGTTGGAACAGGAGCTGATGGCTTTGTCGGAGATAGGCTTCGATATTGAGAAGTTTGACTTTCAACTAAAGGATATTGCATCAGACGATGACTTCGACTTTGAAAGTGCTATTGAATCGATCGAGGAACCGGTGACCAAAAGCGGGGATATATGGCTTCTGGGTAGACACAGGTTGCTATGTGGAGACAGCACATGCAAGAAAGCATATGAGAGACTGATGAATGGAATGCAGGCAGGCCTAATCATAACGGATCCGCCGTACAATGTTGATTACACAGGCGGAACTAAGCAGAAAATGAAAATCATGAACGATAGCATGCCCGATGATGTATTCCAGGAATTCTTGAAAGAAGCTCATTCGAGAATGCACGAAGCGCTTGAACCGGGAGCTCCGATATACGTGTTCCATGCAGACAGCGAGGGAAACAGCTTCAGGACAGCGTTCACGAGTGCAGGCTTTAAGCTTTCGCAATGTCTCATATGGGTTAAGCAATCCATGGTGCTTGGACGTCAGGACTACCATTGGCGCCATGAGCCGATACTGTACGGTTGGAAGAAGGGTGCCGCGCACAAGTGGTACGGAGACCGCTGTAATGATACCGTCATAGACGAAGAAAAGATAGTTTTCAGCAAGGCAAAGAAAGAGGACCTAATAGAGATAATCAAGGATATGCAGCAAAAAATATATTTGAATTCAACTATCATCTATCAAGACAGACCAACTTCAAATGCCGATCATCCGACTATGAAGCCGGTGAAACTGATTGGCAAGCTTATGGATAATTCTTCAGAGCGAGGCACATTGGTTCTGGATCCTTTCGGGGGAAGTGGTAGCACGCTGATTGCTTCCGAACAGATGGGAAGAACCTGCAACACAATGGAGCTTGATCCTAAATACTGCGATGTAATCGTTCGCAGGTGGGAGGAATGCACGAGCCAAAAGGCGGAGAGGATACATGGCCAAGCATAAGAAACTTCAAACCTTCTACGCATCAGATACCTGGCGAAACTTCCGAATGAGAATAATTGCTGAGAGAGGTCTCAGATGCGAGTACTGCAAAGAAAGAGTCGTTCATTCGAGTGAGCTTACGCTGCACCACATAATTGAGCTCACACCAGAGAATGTTGACGATAGAGCAATATCACTTAATCCAGACAACATTCAGGTTGTTCATCACACATGCCACAACAAGATACACAGAAGAGGCAAAGCCAAGACCGGGCAACAGGTCCATATCGTCTACGGTCCGCCACTATCAGGCAAGACAAGTTATGTGAAGGACCGAATGACACCGGGCGACCTGGTTGTTGATTATGATTCACTTTTTGTCGGAATATCAATGCTGCCGATCTATGAGAAGCCTAACGAAATACTGCCGAATGTCAGGCTGGTGCACAGCCAGCTGATAGACAATATCAAGACAAGATACGGCAGATGGAACAATGCATGGATCATTGGCGGATACGCCGACAAATACAGACGGGAGAAGCTGGCAAGGGAGACTGGAGCCGAGCTTGTATTCATCCAGGCAAGCCGAGAGGAGTGCATGGAGAGACTGAAGGCGGATCCGAATAGAAAGAAACGGATTGCTGAGTGGACAGGGTATATAGATAAGTGGTTTGAGACCTATGGGGAGTAATTGACTCCCCCCGGGTCTCTTTTACATAGCAAGACAAGGTAACCGGGGAGGGATACCTCGGATGCACACGAACCGAAAATTTTGAAAACGATGGGAGGTTTTCCGAGCCATGCCGAAAGAAGCCGAATATCAAAAAGAACTGATGAGAATGAGAGAAATATTCGAAAATGTCGACAAGGTTAAGGCGCAATTGGTGGAAGGTCTCATCGAGGATGCTGCGTGGCTCAGGGTTCAGAATGCGGAGCTGAAGGAGCTTATGGCCGAGACAGGAATGCTAAAAGTGCATCCGGAATACAGGCAAATTCAAAAGCCTACCGAAGCAGGCAAGCAATACCTGAAAAATGTGAACAGCTATGCGGTGATTATAAAGACTCTTAACGGTATTCTTCAGAAGAATCAGCTGGAGGAAGAGGACGAGTTCGAGAAGTTCTTGAAAGAGCAGCGTAATGAGTGAGTATTTGCTTGATTATCGGGATTCCATAAGATCCGGTGAAATAATCGCTGGGCATGAACTCATAGAGATGTTGGACAATCTCATTGATGACATGGAGAAAGATGAATTCATCTATGATACACGGGATGCTGAGTTCCGGATAAAATTCATAGAGCGTTTCTGCAAGCATACGAAGAGCCCTTTCTATGGGAAGCCGTTCATTCTGGAACTTTGGGAGAAGGCGTTGCTTGAGGCCTTTTATTCGTTCAAGTGGAGGGATACAGTTCTCCGGAGGTTCAAGAAACTGATTCTTCTTATTGCAAGGAAGAACGGAAAAAGCACATTGAGTGCAGCTATAGCACAAGCAGAGTTCATGTGCGGTGCAGGTGGGGTTGACATAGTGTGCAGCTCAAATGATGACGCTCAGGCAGGAATAATCTTTGAGGAGATAAACAACATGAGGGAACGCTTCGACCCGAAGGGTAAGCGCACCCATAAGAACCTTCAGGGCATATACAACCTTCTTGACAAGAGCACGATCAAGAAGCTGTCGGACAGGACCAGGAACAAGGAAGGCCGGAACATAGACGTAGGGATTCTAGACGAGGTCCATGAGATGAAGACCAATGTCATAGGAAAGTCCATCGAACAGTCACAGTCCACAAAGGACGAGCCTATTCTAATAATGATTACCACTGAGGGATTTGTTTCCGACGGGTATCTCGACAATGAGCTAAAGTATGCAAGAGCAATTCTGGAAGGAACAATAGAGGATCCTACGCTTTTGCCTTGGCTTTACACCCAGGACAGCGAAAACGAGATATGGCAGGACGAAAACAACTGGCAGAAGTCAAACCCCAGCCTGGGGCTCATAAAGAAACCTCAATATTTGAGGGACCAAATCCGCAAGGCCCAGCACGACAAGGCAGAGCGGATTTTTACGTTGGCAAAGGATTTCAATATCAAGCAGAACAATGCGGAGGCATGGTTGCTGGAGGAAGACTACATCAATCCGGTGACATTGAATATAGAAGATTTTCGGGGATGTGTGGCCATTGGTGGAGTAGACCTTTCGGAAACCACAGACCTTACGTGCGCGAAGGCGCTCATAATGAGGCCGGGAGATAAGACAAAGTACATTCTTACAAAGAACTTCATTCCGGAAGCGAAAATTGAGGCTGGAGAAAGCGAGGACAAAAAGAATTATCTCGAGTGGGCAAGGCAAGGACTAATTGAGGTCACGCCCGGAAACGAGAACGATTTTTCACTGATTACGAAGTGGTTCGTTGACCTCTACAAAACTTACGGCATCCGGATGTATAAGGTGGGCTACGATAATGCTCTGGCCAAGTTTTGGGTCAAGGAGATGGAGGACACGGGCTTCGACATGGAGAGGGTAAGGATGGATAAATACAGTCTCTCAAATCCCATGCGACTTGTAGAGGCTGATCTTCGAAGTCGCCTTATAAACTATGACGATAACCCGATAACCAAGTGGTGCCTGGGAAATACGGCACTCAAGGTTGATAATCTCGGTTTGATAATGCCGGTTAAGGTTTGCGATCAACGCAATAGAAGGATAGACAACGCGGTCACGCTTATAATCTGCTATGCAGCATATCAGAGGTACCGCACTGAATACTTGAGTTTAATTTAGCGAGGTGAAGCCTAATGGGTCTAAAAGATTTCATGACGAAACTGACTGCACAACCGAGAAATGCAAGATACGCGAAGCTACTGGGCGGATATACTCCGGTTTTTTCTCAATTTGGCCAAAGTGTTTATGCATCCGATGTGGTGCAGACGGCAATCGATGTAATTGCCACGGAGTGCAGCAAGCTGGAACCGAGGCATATAAGGACCGATAAAAGCGATATGATCACTACGGTTCAGGGGGGAATCAATAGGCTTCTGCGTGTGGCGCCGAATGAGCTCATGACCACAAGGGATTTTTTGGAGAAGACCATATGGCTCCTTTACATGAACTACAATGTGTTCATTTATCCGGTCTATGAAATTCGCACGGACGCGAGAGGAAACAAATTCAAGCAGTACATGGCGTTTTATCCTTTGAATCCGAATCTTGTGGAATTCATCCAGGACGATTCGGGAGGCATATTTGTGCGATTGAGTTTCGCAGGCGGGGACAGGTTTACGTTGCCATACAGGGATTTGATACATCTTAGGAAAAAGTACAGTGTTTCGGAGGTCATGGGCGGAGGCATGAACGGCCAGCCCGACAATGACGCCATACTGAGCGTTCTGGACATAAACGATACGGTTCTTCAGGGGATAGGAAAGGCCATAAAGGCCAGTCTTGCGATAAAGGGTGTTATAAAGATAAACACTATGCTTGACGATGAGAAGCAGGCGGCGGAGCGTGCGAGGTTTGAGGCTTCGCTTGACGCCGCGAAAAGCGGAATTCTCCCGCTCGACCTGAAGGGCGAGTTTACTCCGATTCAGATAGATCCGAAGCTCATCGACAAGGATACTATGGAGTTTCTTCAAAACAAGATCCTTAATTATTACGGGGTGTCGGTTCCAATTATTTCGGGGAAGTTCACGGATGATGAGTACCAGGCTTTTTATGAGAAGACGCTAGAGCCTCTTATAATTAGCCTCGGACAGGCGTTTTCTAAGACGCTTTTCACTTCCAGAGAACTTGATGTGGGAAATGAAATTGTATTTTATCCTCAGAAGCTCCTGTTTACAAATACGAAGAATCGAATAGCGGTTGCGAACATACTTGGAACAAGAGGAGCGCTAACAAACAATGACCTTCTCGAACTCTTTGGCTATCCTCCATACCCTGAGGGTGGTACGAGATACATGAGTCTTAACTTCGCGGATGTGGCCATTGCCAACGAGTACCAGATGAGCAGGGCAAAGATGCAGCCGGGAGGGGCAGGCTCGGGAGATCCTCTCGCCGGTTTCGGAGGACTGGAAGACCTGCCGCCATTGGATGGGGGATCCGGAAAGACATTGAACGGAGCCCAGGTGCAGAGTCTGATAACCGTTGTGCAGTCCGTAAAGACAGGGGTCCTTAGTAAGAACGCGGCCATCGAGCTTATAACCTCGGCATTCGGCCTCAGCAAGGAAAAGGCGGAGAAGATACTTGAGGATGCCGTATAGAAGCGAAGGGAGATGAGCGGGATGAAAAAAGAGAAAAAGATAGACAAGAATCGAGAGATTCGCATGGCCGAAATCAGGGCTGTGCCCGAAACTGAAGACGGAACGATGGTCATAGAGGGATATGCGATTGTTTTTGAAAGCCCTGCAACGCATTACGGGTTTACGGAGATAATCGACAGGAACGCTCTTATTGGGGCGGACATGAGCGACGTCCCCATGAGATACAACCACAATGATACATGGCTTATACTGGCAAGAACGAGGAATGGCAGCCTTCAGATGATGGTTGACGATAAGGGTCTTCTGATAAGGGCGGAGCTGATAGATACGCAGGCCAACCGCGATATCTATAAAAGTGTACAGGCAAAACTACTGGACAAGATGAGCTTTGCATTCAGGACTGAGAAGGATGAGTGGGACTACGAGAATGACGTGAGGCGAGTCCTGCAAATCAAAAAACTGTTCGACGTGAGCGTGGTGGATACCCCGTTCTATGACGATACATCAATCTATGCGCGGGCCCTTGAGTCGCTGGATAGCGGCAAGCGGGCGCTGGAGAGCGAAAAGTCCCGTAAGCTTGAGGTTGAGAAATTGAAATTCAAACTGAGATATCAATAGGACGAAAAGGAGGAAGTCATCATGAAAAAAAGACTTTTGGAGTTGCTCGAAAAACGCAAAGCAAAGAAGACAGAACTTCTGACCAAGGCTGATGCAACTGAGGACATTGAGGAGATTAAGGGGTTCAGAACCGACATGGATGCGCTCGACGCTGAAATAAGGGATTTGGAAGCAATGATCACCGATTTGCCTGATGATGAAGGAATCGAAGGCAGAAGCATGAAGGTAGACGGCGCAAGAGTCCTGGGCACTTACGGAATGGAAGGCGGAAAACCGGCGGACAAATCCGACGAGAGAGACGTCGAGGATCCATACGGAACACTTGAGTACAGGAAGGCCTTTAAGGATTATGTTTTGTCCGGAAAGAAATCGGACGTACTCACTAGATCTGATGCAACTACGGCATCATCCGATATTGGGGCCGTTATTCCGACGAACATCCTGAATAAGGTAGTCGAGTCTATGACTGACTTCGGAAGAATCTATTCTAGGGTTGGGAAATCAAACGTGGCCGCAGGTCTTCAGATTCCCCTTGCAACAGTTAAACCGACTGCATCATGGGTAGCAGAAGGCAGCGTTGCGGATAAACAGAAGAAGACTATCAGCGGATCCATCAGCTTCAGCTATTTCAAGCTTCAGGTACGAGTCGCAGAGACTCTCGTTGCTAATACGGTATCCCTGTCTGTGTTTGAAAGCACCATTACTTCAAACATCAACGAAGCGATGGTTGTGGGAATTGAGACTGCAATCATAAGTGGAACCGGATCCGGACAACCTATGGGAATCGTCAACGATACAAACATCGCCGCCGGAAGAAAGATATCTGTAGATGTGGCAGACCTGGGCAACTATCAGAAGTGGACAGAGCTTATGGCCAAGATTCCAAGGAAGTACAGGAACGGCGCGGTTCTCATTTTGAACGACCTGGACTGGAACAAATACATTGTGGGAATGGTGGATGCAAATGGACAGCCTGTGGCTAGAACGACCTACGGGTTAGAAGGCATTCAAAATGATAGGTTCCTAGGCAAGGAAGTAATCGCCGTGGAAGACTATCTGACAAGCATCGATGCCGCGACATCGGGCGATGTTTTCGGAATACTTGTTCGCCTTAAGGACTACCTGTTCAATAGCAATATGACGCAGACATTCAGAAGGTATTTCGATGAGAACACCGATGAGTGGGTAAGCAAATCGACACTCATCGCCGATGGCAAACTCGCGGATCCGAACGGTGTTGTACTTTTGAAGAAGAAATAAGGAGTGATGCTCCGTGACAACCAGTGAATTGTTGATTGAAGTCAAGAAGGGTCTCAATATTCCTGTAGACAGCACGCATTTTGATGGGGTGCTTACTCAAAAGGTTCTTGCGGTGAAGGGTTATGCGATGAACGCTGGCGTATCCGCAGAAAATCTCGACACCGATACAGGGGTCGGTCTTGTTGTCATGGGGGCAGCCGACCTTTGGAACCTGCAGGGCGGGGAGACGAAGTTCTCCCCGGCCTTTAACACTATATTGACGCAACTCGCATGTGCGAGCTCGTCATAAAAGTAAACAAGGGAGGGAAAGATTATGTATCCATATAATCATAAAATGGGTCAAAAAATCCAAACTGATGTATCAGGGGAGGAGCTGGATAGAAGCTTTCTGGCTCACTTTCAAGTGGCAGCTGACGATGCTGTTGCTCCGGACAATGTCGGAGTGCATGCAGCTGTCGATCTAGGCGCGGAAGTACAAGACATTGATACTGAAATTACGGATCCGGCAGTACCGAGAAGCCTGGTCGTGAAAGGAAACGCCTCGGGTATTGCGGGTGATGTGGTTATAAACGGCACGAACTTCGCTGGCGAGGAAATAACGGAAACCATAGCGCTTAGCGGTGCAGATGCAGTGGCGGGAAGCAAGGCTTTCAAGACTGTGATAAATATCAATCTGCCGGCAAAGACGAACGCTGAAGGTGATACGGTCAGCATAGGTCTCGGGGCAAAGTGGGGACTCCCGTATATGCTTTCTCATGATGTTGTCATTTCGGCATATCTCGGGAATGCGCGGGAGGCAACTGTCCCGACCGTGGCGGTAAGTTCGACTGCAATCGAAAGTAATACCATTTCGCTGAACAGCGCGCTTAACGGATCCGTTGTCGACGCATACCTGATGGTGTAAGGAAATGTTTAAACCGAGCATGAGGCAGTTCACTACACTCATTAGGATTAGGCACAGGGTGGACCATGCGGTAAATGGCGCGCCGGATCCGACATACGAGGACGCTAATCCAGCTTTGCACAGCTGTGATTTTAAACATTTTTTCGGAGCCGAGGCAATTCAGGCAGGGCAACTTGGGATAACCGAGGGCGGAACTGTATCAATGTGGTATACGCCGGGCATAAAGGCAAGTGACAGAATCCTTTTGAACAATGATGAGAATCAGATTTATGAGGTGATCGGTGTAGAAAATATTGAGAACCGAAATATGTATCTGATACTGAAAGTTAAAAGAGTGGTGAGTGCCTAATGCCTTCGAACATGCGTTGCGATATCAAATTGAACGGTCTTGAGGAGTATCTCGAGAAGCTCAGACGCGTTGGTGCCGACATTGACAAGATTGCAGAAGAGGCAGTCGAGGAAAGTGCGAAGCCTGTCTATGAGGACATAAGGAAATGGGCGGAAAAACATAAGCGAACAGGTGCCGCGTATAAGGGTGTTGTAATCCCGAAGGCGGAGAATTCAGCCGGGGAGATATATACCGAGCTTGGCATAGAATCATCGTTGGCTCACAAGGATGCTTGGCATATTGTTTTTGTTGAGTATGGCACGCCGAGGGTTCCTGCGGATCCTGGTCTGAGTGAAGCTTTTCGTAAAAACAAATCAAAGGTAAAACGAATCCAGAAGAGGATTCTTGAAAAAGGCGGGATCCCGATTGACTGATGCATACAGTACCATATATGACACATTGACGTCTATAGGATATCCCGTTCGGGAGCAGGGAACCTATGCGCAGAACGAAACGCTTCCGGAGACATTTATAACATACTTTGTGCTTGATCAGCCCAATGAGAGCCACGCGGATAATATACCCACCAGCACAACTACCAAAGTTCGGGTGACGCTCTACTCTCGAAAGCCGGCGATTGTGCAGCAGACCAACATAGTCTTGAAAGAGGCTATGCTTCCAGCAGGTTTCCTTCGCGCGGGCGGGCGCAATCTTCCGTTTGATCCAGACACAGGGCACTACGGATACGTGAGCACTTACAATTATTTTGAGATGGAGGGATAGCAGATGGATGAGAAATACGGTGAATTCATAGGTGTGGATAGCCTGAATTTTGCTTTGATAACAGCTGACACAGAGGCAGCATATACGCCAGGAACACCAGCGGTACTTGCTCCTGTTGCTGAGATTGCTGCAAAGGTGCCGATAAACAAGGTTGCCACATATTACGACAACAAGGCAGCGAACAATTATGTGGCTGAGGGACCGACTGAAATAAAAGTGGTTGTTTCGAACCTCGACGCCGAGAATTTGGCTACGATTCTTGGGAAGGATTATGTGACTGCAGATGGCGTGGTTTATGACGACGGCCAGGCCAATCCTCCCGAATGCGCACTGGGCTTCAGATACAACATGGGTACGGCAGGATACAGATACTATTGGTATCTATTGGGGACTTTTTCCGGTGGCGAAGAAGCGGCGGTTACCAAGAAAGATAATGTGGATGTCAAGACATACGAGCTTACATTCACGGCCCTTCCGACGACCCACAAGTTTCTTGTTGACGGAGAGAACAAGTCGCTCAAGCGCATTTTCGGAGATACGGCTGATGCCAATTTCGACGAGACTGGGTGGTTTACAACTATTCCGACACCGGTGGAGGCATAATGATTTGATGGGGCGGCCATGCGCCGCCCTAATCTATTTGAGGAGGAAGGCTGCATGAATGTACTTAGCATAAAGGTTAACGAAAGCACTTATAAGGCAGGAAGAATTAGTCTGTACCTAACAAAGGAAGTTTTGAAGATACAGAAGGAAGCGCTGAAAATTGCCAAGATCAGCGAAGCGGATTTGAATAAAACAGAAGTAGCGGAGGAAATATTGGACAAAGTATTCGAGCTCACGGAGAGGAAGGTTTTTCTTATCTGTGAAGTCTATGGAGACCAATTCACCTCTGATGAGCTTGAGCGGGCATTGACCCAGCAGGAGATAGACCATGAAATAAACAAGATTCTGAGCGGAGCTTCAAGGGTGATAGAAAAAAACTGATTGCGGGAGCGACGGAGAACGGAGCTCCCGCTGACATTGAGAAGGTAATAAACGATTTGTACAGAAGATTGGTCCGCGAATACGGATGGAGTCTTCGAGATATCGATGAAACCAACCTTGAGACGCTTTTCGATTTTCTTCTACTTGATGCGCTTGAGGATGAGAATACAATCACTATAAACGGAGAGACATATAAAAGGGCCTCGAGGGACAAACCTCCCACGTGGCTGTAGGAGGTGACATGCATGTCCAATGAGAATGATCTTGGCGGAAAGGTTTCACTTGATATAAGAGATTTCAAGAGCGGGGTTTCAAATCTTAACCGCGAGATACGGGTTATTGAATCCGGATTCAAGGCTGCGGCGGCAGGGACAGAAGACTGGACAAAGGACGCAGGAGCTCTAGGTACCCGGATTGACAGCCTGACTAAAATTATCGAATTGCAGAAAGAAAAGGTGGATGCCACCAGAAAAGCTTATGAGTCTGTGGCTAGTGAGAAGGGAAAAAACAGCAAGGCCGCTCAGGATCTTGAGGTAAAGTTGAATCGCGAGACGATGGCTTTGAACAAGAGCGAGCTTAAGCTCAAGAAAAATGCGGATGCCCTGGATCATCTTGGCGATGAAAGCAAAACTGCCGGTAAAAAAACCGAAAGCCTTGGGGATGCGATGGACAACATGAGCAAGCGGACACAGAAAGCTTCGGATCTGGCCAAGAAATCGATTGCAGCAATTGGCGTTGCGGCGGCAGCTGCAACGGCAGCAGTTATAGCCTTTGCAAAAGAGGGACTTCAATTGGCATCGGATTTGGATGAGGTTCAGAATGTTGTCGATGTTACTTTCGGAGATGGAGCGGACACAATTGGCAAGTGGTCCAAAGATGCAGCGACAGCCTTCGGACTTTCGGAACTTCAAGCAAAGAAATATACAGGAACTCTTGGAGCTATGATGAAATCCATGGGACTTAGTGAAGACAAGCTTACAGAGATGTCGACAGGTATGACTGGACTTGCAGGAGACTTTGCATCATTCTACAACCTGGATCCAGAAGAGGCTTTTGATAAAATCCGCGCCGGAATATCCGGAGAGACGGAACCGCTGAAGCAACTCGGCCTTAATATGAGCGTCGCGAATCTGGAAGCTTATGCTTTGTCTGAAGGGATAACCGAAAGCTATAAGAGCATGAGCGAGGCTGAAAAGGTATCTCTTCGTTATAACTACCTGATGAAGGTATCTGCAGACGCTCAAGGCGACTATGCAAGAACATCCGAGGGGTTTGCAAACAAGCAACGTGAACTCGAGCTTGTGACAAAAAACCAGGCTGCAGCTTTCGGACAAAAGTTACTACCGGCGGCAAGAGAAGCAATAACTCTTTTGGTAGATGGAATAAAGAACATTGATCCTGCGGCATTCGATGATCTTGCAAAGAAAATCGGAGACATGGCCATTATTATGGCTGAGGCGGCAATAGACTCCATACCGAAGGTTCTTGATTTCATATCGTTTGTAATTGACCACGGCGACCAGATTATGGCTGTGATTCTTGGCATAGGCGCCGGGATGGTTGTCTGGAATGTTGTTGGAATAATTCAAAGCGTTATTGGTGCCGTTAAGGCATGGCAGGTGGCGACAACAGGCATGAGCGCTGCGCAAAAGGCCATGAATCTTGTTATGGCAGCAAATCCAGTGGGGATTGTCATAACTGCGATTGCGGCGCTTACGGCAGGAATCATATATCTCTGGAACACAAACGAGGACTTCAGGACCGCGGTAATAGCGACTTGGGGAAGCATTAAGGATACGGTGATTGGAGCTATCGGTAAGGTCAAGGAGACGATAGCCGGGTGGACGCAGCTAGGAAAGGACATAATCGGAGGAATAGTTGAGGGAATAAAATCTGGTGCTATCAATTTGTATAATGCAGTAAAAGACTCTGTTAAGGGTGCACTACAAAAGGCAAAAGAAGCTCTTGGGATTGCATCACCTTCGAAGGTTTTTCGGGATCAGGTTGGTCTTATGATCGGTGCAGGCATGGCCCAGGGAATACAGGACAGCACGGGTACGGTTAATGCTGCAATGGGTAAACTCAACCGACAGTTGACTGCTGATGGCAATATAAGGCTAAATGCGACCACAACGGCGGAAGTTTCGACGCAGACTACGTCAGTGCCTCAGGCTTCCGGGAATACATGGCACATAGTTATCAACACTCGTACTCCGGCCGAAGCTGTAAGAGAAATAAACATTCTTAACCGCCGGCTTGCGATGCAGCTGTAGGGGAGGCGACACCATATGGAAAGATTGACATTTACAAATGCGCAAAGTGAGCAGATTGAGTTCAACAAGACCGGCACATATCGCTGGACCAGTATCACAGATTTGGGAGCTGCCGAGGTGGCGATTCAGACGACTGCCAGCCCATACCAGGACGGAAGGACGCCCGTTGGGGAACCCCTGTTTTTGCCGCGTGCCATACAGATACAGTTTCTGATAGTCTCAGATAGCGTGCCTGCGGCTTTGAGAGAGCTTAACAGTATACTCAATCCAAAGCTTGGCAATGGCACAATTACATACGAACGGGACGGAGTCACTCGTATGCTTCAGAAGGTTAGGGCTCGGGTCCTTCCTTCAATGCCGGGCGGTAGATCTAGAGGGTTGGGATTCCAAATGACCAGCGTAATTCTTGAAGCTTTTGACCCGTTTTATGCGGACGTCGCTGAGACCGAGGCAGGAGTCGCCACAGGCGGAAACTGCTTCGAATTCCCGCTTAATATTACCGAAGACTTCGTATTTGATTTTATAAATACCGCCGGCGTAATCGTTACCAATAGCGGGGATGTGGAGAGCCCCATAATCATTGTTCTTGATGGTCCCAAATCTGCACCTCTCGAGATCGAGAATGTCACAATCGGGGAGAAAATCGTTCTCGCCTTGGAGATTCTGGAAGGGGAGAGGCTCACCATCACAACCGAACCAGACAACCTCAACGTTATTCTTACTAACATCGGCACCGGTAATGATTCTGTCGCTTTCCAGTATATTGACGTGGCCAAGACGACATTCTGGCAGCTGGCAAGAGGGCAGAACAACATCAAGATAGCCGCCGGAGAGGCTGCGGTTGAGGAGGCTGTCGTCAAATACCGAAATAAGTATGTGGGAGTGTAGAGTATGAAAACCTTAAACGTCATGAGCATTGACTTCACATATAAGGCCGCCCTCCGGGGTTACGAGAGCGTAGTCCTTGCTAGAGCATGGAACGGTATGGGTGTTACAGAGCTTGTTATAAGCACGGGAGTCACCAACGCCGATTTAATCGAAACGGACGACATACTATGGTTTGACAATGATAAGCACAAGGCATACATTGTGGAGCGGATAGAATCCGGCCTTGAGGGCGGCGACGAAAAGCTCTACATAACAGCTAAGAGCATTAAAAGCCTCTTGGAAGATTTCATAACCATACCGCCCAATGGATACGATTATGATAGTCGAGCCGGAAACAGAGAAGTTATAGTCCGGGCGTGGGTGAACGAAAACTGTATCAACCCGACTGACATTGATCGAGCGCAATACCCAATCGTTCTCGGTGCAATACGAGGGTTCGGATCAAGCATCACCGAGCAAACTCGCTATAAGAATCTGGCTGCCGAGATCACCAGGGTTTTGGCTACTGAGGATTTGGGCTGGGGTCTCGAGCTTGACCTTGAGAATGAGCAGTTCATCTTTGAGGTGTACCAGGGAGTCAATCGGACCAGCACACAGAGTGTCAACCCGCGTGCGCTGTTTGGGGTACGCTATGGAAATATCGCAGCATTTCATGGAGTAAAAGACAGTCTCGCGGCTCGCACTGCCGTTTATGTCGGTGGACAGGGAGAGGGATCAGAACGAACTGTTGTAGAAGTAAATGACGCTGCAGCAACCAGGCGTCGGGAAGCCTTTGTGGATGCAAGGGATACGGATGTCGCCAACGAACTCACGGAACGCGGGCAACAAGCCCTTGTCGAAGCTGCAGCTGTCAGCAGTTACGAGTTCGAGACTTTGGACAGGCAATTCGCTTATGGAATTGACTACGACTTGGGTGATTACGTGACTGTCGTAATTGACAAGAATACGTATCAGCACCTCCAGATTCGACGGATCCAGGAAATATATGAGCCTGAAAACATCAGGATTGTACCTGAGTTTGGGGCGCCTCAGCGAACGTTGAATCAAGTAATCGGAACAATCAAAAAGAAAGTAAGCAGTCTTGAAACGGTAGAGATTGTAGGTGGGGGAGGCGTTCAGATAAACGACGGCGTTCCTGCAGCAGATGCTGTATATTCAAGTCTAAAGGTTAACAATACCTATGCAATGAAAACAGACATCCCGGAGAACGCAATTTTTCCGGCTGGAGCCATTGTCGCCAGCGTTGTGGGCGCTGCATCCTCAGGATGGCTTGAATGCGACGGCTCGGCTGTTTCCAGAGAGACATATGATTCGTTATTCGCAGCCATTGGCACGGCGTACGGTTCCGGAGATGGATCGACAACATTTAACTTACCGAATATAAAAGGCAAGGTCATTGTTGGTTATGATTCAGCTCAAACAGAGTTTGATTCCATCGGAAAGAGTGGTGGCGAGAAAACGCATCAGCTGACAATCGATGAAATGCCAAGGCATAATCACACTCTTAAAGGGGACAATGACACCGGGCCAGATGGTGGAGATACGATAGGAACAGACGATACACCAGATACTACATTAGAGGATGCTTCGTGCGGGTATACTGGCGGTGACCAACCGCATAATAACCTTCAGCCGTTTATATCACTGAAATGGATCATTAAAACTTAGAGGAGGTAGAAAGTATGAATATAAATGACCTCGGCTTCCCGTTTACGTCAGACGGTGGAGACCGACGATATGGTTCCGCTGATTTCCGGGAATATTTTGATAAGCTCCTCGACGGAGGTATTGTCGGAGACGTTGGGAACGAGCTGTCTGTCGAGCCTCAGGCTGTTCCGAATAAAAGCATATATGTAGATACCGGCGTAATCTTCATAAAAGGCGCTATGCGGATCCTCGAGACTACTACTACATTAAGCCTTGCGGACAATACCAGCGGCAATCCCCGGATAGACAGAGTCGTGGCCAGGCTTAACTACATGGACAAGAAGATCGAGTTTGCAGTCTTAGAGGGTACGCCTGGAAGTAGTCCGAGCGTTCCAAACCTCACCCAAAATGCAATCTGCTGGGAGTTTTCTTTGGCACAGATTGCCGTAAGCAACGGTTACAGCACCATCACAGTCAACGAAATCACAGACGAGCGGGACGACGAGACGTTCTGTGGGTACTTCAGATACCGGGCTAAGCCTGCATGGTATCCAGGCGGAGAAGTGCCGATGGATGCGTGGAAGTATATTCTATTCAAGAATGAACTTACGGCTCAAGAGATATCCGACATTGAAACCAACAGCACCCTCATGGCAATTATCGATGGAAATACGTTCAAGGCATTCAAAGAAAAGTCGTTTTGGAACTTTGCCGCTAAGTTTTATGCAGGGAGCGATGTAACTATTTCAATAGATGCAACGCTGACAGATGGGTTTAATTTTTACGACAATTTGACAATTGATGCAGGTATAACACTCACATGCAGGAGCGGGGTAACGTTTATTATTGTAAATGAAACCTTGACTCTAAACGGCACTATCAATGCAGATGGAAAAGGCGCATCAGGTGGAAGCGGAGCCACATACTTCCCTGAAGGAGGGGATGGCGGTGGAGTCTTAGTCATTTATGCAAATGAGGTAACAGGCTCAGGTAATATTATTGCAAACGGCGTAGATGGTTTGCCGAGCATAGGTAATTCAAGTGGGAGTGACTATGGGAATGGAGGAGGAGCTGGTTCATTCTTAGGACAACCTGTTAATTATACAGGGGCGTCAAAGGTTGCATTAACTCTATTTAGGATGGGTGAAGGGGATATAGGGGCAGAAGGTGGAGGCTCCGGCGCATACGATGGAGATTCTTCTTATCGACTGTATTATGGTGATGGGGGCGATGGAATCTATGGCGCTGGAGGAAAAGGTTCTTATGTTGACGATATAAGCGATGGAGCCTCAGGTTCCGGAGGCGGAGGCGGCGGTGCAGTTATTCTCGTCAGTAATGGAGATATACCCGCAATATCTATTAGCGCTAATGGAGGCGATGGAGGCTCTGGCGCGGATGGGTACAACAGCAATCACAAAGGTCTCGGCGGTGGAGCTGGAGGTGGAGGGCTTATAAGTATTGCAGCTACAGCAAGCAGTGCCGCGACTTCAGCCGTTGCCGGGGTACCCGGAGCAGGAGGTACAGTCGAGGGCCACATTGGTCCATCTGGCAGTGCTGGGCTTGTTGAAATTTTTGAATTGGATATTGACTAAGGGAGGCAACCAGATTGACTAAAAATTATGCGTTGATTAGAGATGGAGAAGTTGCTCAATTCTGTTCGGGTTTCCGTCCGGATGAAGGTGCCGTTGAGGTACCAGACGAGGTCATAAAAGATCCCGACAGGTTTGAATATATGGATGGGAGATTTATTCAGCGGTTTGAAACGGAGACAAAGACTGAAACCCCAACTCTTGAGGGGCGAGTTTCTGCTATCGAGAAACAGCTAATTCAGCTTATGGCACAGACGTATGAATCTAAATGATTAAAGCGAAGCAAACTTGAATTTGAAAAAAGGAGAGAATCCATGGAGAGTTATTATTGGAGGCTAATCAAATGACTAAAAATGAATTAAAAATGCAAGAGATGAATATTCCTAAATGGAATCCCAAATTACCAATAATGGTTTACGAGAAAGATTCTCCACACGGTTTGACTCCTTATATTGAAGCGTGCGGCATAGACCCGAATGATACCGATATCCATGCGGATTGGGTGATTATGATTGCCCACATCGGAGTAAGGAATAAAACGAAAGTGTATATTTCATCGCTGAAAGCTACATTTGACGAAGTGATTGACTATTGCATGAAGCATGGAATCCGGATCATATCTTCATCCTTTTATTGTGGAGAGACAGAAGAACGCATAGCGGCATTGAAGCGTTTCTACGATTGGGGAGGCATATGGATATCGGCTGTGGGGAATACTAATGGGAGGGACGTTAAATTCCCCGCGAATAGCCCTTACACCCTTGGGTGTTCAGCTACAAATTCTCCGGATTGTGACGGACCAGAGATTGACATAACGGTTCCTTCATGGTGGGAAGTTACAGGGATTCGCGGACAAAAGGCGACATTAAACGGTACGAGTGGTGCCAATCCTGCGGCGGCGTTTTGTGTTGATTATATCTTGACTGCCTACCCGTCATGGAGCCTTGGTGATGTGAAAAAGTTTATTGGGGATAACAGCGTCCCGGGTAGAGAAAAATTCGAGAAGGTATTCAGATTTCCAGATGGGTTTAGGCCAAATGAGGAGGGAAAAATGGTATTCAAAGACACTGTAGATCATTGGGCGAAAGATGCAATAGACAAGATGTCAGAGGAGGGGTTACTGGAAGGATTCTCGGATGGAACCTTTAAACCGGACTTGGCGCTAACCAGAGCAGAGGCTGCTGTTATTTTTGAACGGCTTATGGAATCCAACCAATAAGGAATTAATGAAAAGGAGGAGAATTCATGAACTACAAAGTTATTATTAATTCAATTATCGCTACGGCAGCGACAAGCATTGCAACATTATTAGGAGGGTGGGGGATGGCTTTGGAAATACTCGTAATATTGATGATCATTGATTATTTGACAGGAATTGCGAAAGCCTTCCTGGAAAAGAAACTGGCAAGTGCGATAGGATGGCGGGGCCTTTTCAAGAAGATAAGCATCATTGTAATAATTGTCGTTTGCCACCAGGCGGATATGCTCATATCAAACAGCACCCCGATTTTCAAAACAATGGGGTGTTTTTATTATGCAGCCAACGAAGGTCTAAGCATACTTGAAAATGTAGGAACTATAGGTTTGCCACTTCCTGGATTCCTGAAGAACGCTCTGCAGCTGCTCAAGGACAGTAACGATAATATTGATTCGTTAGAAAAGAAGGCCTGAGATGATACTGACAAGGAATATAAGGCTGACTAGGAATCTTTGCATATCAGAATATGTCTGTAAAGAAGGACGGGGCGAGGTATTTGTTGAGCCAAGGCATGTACAGTGTGTTCAGGACTTCATATACTTCATTGAGAATAAGCTGAAGAAGTATATTGTTGTTTGGGTAACATCAGGATACAGAAGCATCGCGTATAATGCGTTCGTAAATGGTAGTCCTACTTCTCAGCATCCTGATGGACTGGCAAGCGATTTGAAATTCTATTGGGTGGATGAGAAAGGCAAATGGCATTACATAAAACCGGTTGAGGTCTATGAGGCAGCAATCGATTTTGGGCGATTTACCGGGTGCGGATTGTATGATAATTTTGTTCATTTGGATAATCGGCCGAAAGAAAGGATCCCAAGAGGGAAAACAATGTCCACTTGGGATTTGAGAAATTGATGATATAATTTAAGGGGAATTGAAATTATTCCTTCATTATATATAGGCAAATATTTGACACAAAAACGATTGAAAAAGATATCATCTTATTTGCCGGTTTTATTGGACGGGGGAATGGTTATATTCGGGCCGCCTCCACCAGAAAATTATCGTATGAACGATGGAAAACCACTCATTATAGAGTGGTTTTTTAATGCGAAAAAATTATAACTTTAATGGAATAAATGATTTTTTAGGTGCAAATAGTAAATGGTAATGTGTTATACAAATGTAAATATTAGACATAACCGATGGGTTGATATACAATGAAAATGAAAGGGGTGTTTCAATTTGAATAAGACAATGAAAAACCTATTTAATGAAGAAAGTTTGTTTTATAAGTATTCTAGAGCGATTATTATTATCTCTTATATAGTTTATTACATAAGATTGGGAGTCGAATTCAAAATTTATATTATACTTTATCCAGCTATACTAATTGGAACAATTGATGGAATTACTTATTATTTTTCAGGTTATAAAAAAGAAAGTAAAGTGACATTAAGTCTTATATTCGTATCTATTATTATCGTCTTGGTATGTCGATACTATTTTAGTAACTAAGCAAATAGTTATTAAGAAATGAAAAATTTCTTAAGGAGGATTAACAGATGAAAAAGATAATACCACTCGTTATGATATTTGTTCTGCTTTTGGGAGCAGCAGCTTATGTGGAACAGGATGAAACATTAGTGCCAGAAGTAAATGAAATTAATGAAAAGAAGTATTTTAATGAGTTTTCAAAAATGACAAGTGAAAAGCAGCTTGATAAATATATGGAAAAGCTAGATATAAAAGAAGCTTTATCAATGATTGCCGAGTGTGCTGAAGAGTTTGATAAGTCAGGAGAATACACGCAGATGGTAGTATTCTCAGAGTATATTAACAAGAATTTGATTTATAAAATTCCAGAAAATGTTTATATAAAAGTTTTGGATAATCCAGAATACAGCAAAGCATTTAAGATGTGTATGATTGATATTTACACATCTTTAGGAAACGATGGAATGAGCATTAAAAAATTCGATGAAATTATGAGGCGAATAATTAAAGACAAAAATGAAGATTTATCATTGCGTTCTTATGCGTTAGCAAACATGAAAAATATGAATTCAAATGATATTGAAATGCTAATGAATATAATTAATTCTGAGGAAGAAAGTAATAGGTTAAAAGTTACAAGTTTAAAACAACTTAGTAGAATTGATAAGAGTGCAGTTTATCCGATCGTTAAGAATATTGTAAAAAAATCAGATCAATACGCGATTGAAGAAGTTAAAATGGCGATGTCTATATTATCTAGAATCACAGATGAACTGAATGTTCAAAACGAAGAAAATATCATTAATGACATTAATGATATAGCTTACATGATTGAGAACTCAGATGATGCCTTTGTTATACGTACTGCTGTAAGTTGTTTAGGAAATATAAAGAATAAAAACACCATGAAAGTGGTTATTAAGCATAGAGATAAAATAAAAGAGGATAGTACCATTGTTCATTTTGTTAATAAAAGTTATTTGACAATTGAAAAGACGTTAGATTTATCGAATGATACTGATATTATTAAATTGGCTTTTGAATATGTTGATATAGCTCCATACAAGAGTTTTGCAACAAAACTAAAAGTATTATCAGAGAATCATGAAGACTTGGAGATTAGAAATCAGGCTAAGGCACTTATTGAGAAAATAAATGTAAATACATATGAAAGAAATACTAGGTGGGATGACTAGAACAAAGTAAAAAGGTGGCTTTTAAAATGAAAAAATATTCTTAGTTGTTGTAATTGTAGTCCTAAGTAGTGTTATTTTTGTGGGCTGTGATCAACCCACAGAATATTCGGGAAAATTTGATGGGATTCCTATATATCCAGGCATGGAGCTGGCAAGTGATTCTGAAGTTGAAGAAAGGTATGAAATGATAGAATTTGAAGGTGCCTTTCAAGACGTGATTGATTATTACTTAAATCATATTGATCGTAAAAAATGGTCTGTTGAAGAAAATTTTCTGTATTGGAACGAGGAAAATCCTCCTAAGTGGAGTCGAAGATATATTCTGACGGATGGACAAGAAGATGTTGCTCTTATGATAAATGTATGGAAAACGAATGATGAACTAGGCAGATTGTATGTTTATCTAAATGGTTCACCACTCAAGGAAGGAAAATATAGTGCTGAAGGACAAAGTGAGCATTGGAAAGCATCGGTAGAATATATCCTCGGAAAAGATAAAATATTGATTAATGGAGAAGCAACATATATAGGGGATGAGCTTCCAACTGCAGTAGACGTTGTTTTTTTAGTATATGAAATGAATTTTAGTCCGCCTTTTGAAGGCAGGGTAGTGGGAGAAGCTTCAACTAGAGAAACGTTAAGCCAACCTGTAGAGGATTCAATGATTAAAATTTCCGATTCTGACGATAGAACTTATCAATTTGAAATCTATAAAGAAGCAATCGATAATGCATACATTGTACTTACAGGGGAAGAGCAAGGGGAAGATAAAATTGAAATAGTTGATATTACAGTTGTGCCATAGAGAGATTGATACGTGGATTTTTGAGATATAAAAGTGACTTACTCAATTATGGATTACATTAATGGTTTGCAATAGCAAAAAAATAAAAATAACTATGTTTGAACAACAAATAATGTGTCTAAATATAATATGCGAGGAGATAAATATATGACAGTGCTATTTAGGTATTTAGTGATGTTTCTTGCAAGTTTAATATACGCCATATTAGATAAAAAGAAACGTAGTTATTGGGAGAGACTTACTGTATTTTATGGTATTCTTCTATTTGTAATTCCGATAGAATATTTGAGAATTATTAATTCTAACTATATTATAGAATTAAAATCCATTAGTTATTATAAATATGATGCAACTATGAACACTTTATATTCTTTTGTTCTAATAACTCTATCACTCTGCTTGTTTATTGTGTCATTGCTTATGTATCGCTCTGAAAAAGACAAAAACCAATAAATCTAGGATTTGTTAGACTTTAGTATTGTCATTTGACAAAAACAAACGTACTAAAAGATAAGATGACATATATTCGTAATGAGTCGAAGATGCCATCAGTTATACACCGGTTAAGAAATAAAAAAGCAGATTCAATTAATGTAAACGGTAAATTCCGTGGATTACTCCGCCTAACAGAGTGTTCTCCACATTCATCAGTAGTTTGGGTCAGGCTTCGTAAGAGCTGATGAATGTCGTAAACACTCGGAACGTTATACGCAATGTCGTTTAAAGTGAGGAGGTAATGAAGATGAAAAAAATATTTTTCGCCATTATGATAAGTTTGATACTGTTGACTAGCTGTTCATTAAAAGAAGACCCTAATTCTAAATCTAAGCAAGCAATTGAATCGGAGGTTCAAATTCAGAATAATAGTAATGAAGACGAGAACCAGACAGATAATGTTGATTTAGACGGCAACGGCATCCAGGATAAAATTATTTTAGAATGTCAACCGGGAGGGTATGATTTTACACTTACAGTGAATGATGTATCTATTTCTGGACAAGGAGATAATTTGAATGGATTTTTCAAGATTATTGACATAGACATAACAGATAAGCTTAAAGAGATTGCAATTAGTGAGTCTGGACCAAGCAGCGATGAGAAAACAGCCTTTTACTATTACGATGGGAAAGAATTAATGTTTATGGGAAAAGTACAGGGTTCTAATAGTAGCATCAAAATTCTTGGAGATGGAAAAGTAATCGCGAATACTCGGGGGCAAATTCTACAGACATGGTTTTACGAGGATCCTTACAAATTATCGGAACTACATAGGTTGGAAAGAATATCTCAGGAGTTGTACGAAATGAACTCGAACGTTAGAGTACAAAAGCAACTGAAGCTTCTAAAATCTCGTACAAGTTCAGAAATTACTGTTGTTCTACAAAAAGGTGAAGATGTCATTATATTATCAAGCGATGATAAGAATTGGTGTTTAGTTGAGAATTCTAAAGGTGAAAAAGGATGGTTTGCAATTGATAATTTTGATCAAATTAGAGGGACCAATTGGAGAGCCCAGGAGGTTTTCGAAGGGTTATGTTATGCTGACTAA